CTTATTAATGCTTCTTCGTTTGCTTTTTGTAATTTACTAGCAGCTTCTGATTCTTTAATTAATGTTTTATGCTGTTGTATTACTTGGTCATTTTGTGCCATTTTTTCAGCAGCTAAATTTCTTATAGGCTCCTCTTTAGCTTTTGCTGCAAGATTTTCAAACTTAACTAAATCTGTTTCTAATTTTTCTATATTTTTTTTAACTGATACATATTCTTTACCAGCTAAACCAGATTCAGCTAATTGTTTTTCTTGATTTCTTATTTCAAATTTTAATTGATTAACTTTATTTTGTGCTGTTTGTGGTTTTTCTATTTGCCCTATTAATTGTTTTGTTTGTACTTCTAAATCAGTTAATTGTCTTCTAACAGGTTTACCCTCTGCAATTGGGCCAAATACACCAAGCACACCCCATACTGCAGCTGCTGCTAATCTTTCATCATTATCTGCTTCCCATCCTGAAGTTAAATAACCAAAAGATCCAAGCCCAGCTACTCGTGGTAATATATTTAACTTATTAGCTATGTTTAAAATTTTACCTGTACCATAACCAAATGCACCAGCTTTTAAAATATCAAATGTTTTACCATCATCAATTTCTCTACTCATATCAGCTACGGCTATACCTGCAGGTAATCCACCACCTGCTTGTAAAAATCTACCAGTACCTCTTAATGCTCCAGCAATTTTACCTGCACCTTGTACTGCTTGTAATGCTTTACCAGACGCTGTAACTGCTCTAATATATGGTAAGTATGATATTATTGTAGGTAATGCTTGTCCTAAACCATACCAGAAGTTATCTGTAAATCCTTCAGGTTTTGTAAAGTCTTTATATTCAGGACCTATATCATGTGCAATATCTTTTAAATAATTTTCTGCATGATCAAAGATACTATCATCTGTAGGTTTAAAACCTAAAGTTTTTCTACCCCAATCATAGAATCTATCCATGCCACCAGGTATTGCTGCAAATAATTCAAGTGCATGTGATCCACCTGTTTTAATACCTTCATAAAAATAATTAGGATCTTCTCTAAATTTTTCTGTTCTTTTAGATAAATCAGGATCTAACTCGTATGGGTCAGAACTAAATAAATCCATGTTAAAAAAGTTTTTCTCACTAACTAACTTTTCACCATGTTTATTTGTATCTATCCCAGCGGTTAAATATTTCTTTACTGACGGATGAAGTGTTGCAAACTCATCCTCATTTAAAGTTTGTAAATCCATTATTTTTTATCTTTTGTATCTTTTTTCTTAAGTTGTGAAGGATCTATAAATGTTTTTTCTTTCGGTATAGGGAATGCAAAGTTTTGTGAATCTATTAAACCATAGCCACCTAGTGTTGCTAGATCTGCATCTTCAGGAGTTAATACTCTAAATATAACATTTAGCCTATTAAATAACCTATCACCCTGTTCTCCCTGAGGAAACATTTCACGTTTAGGCTGTATCATTATACCATCTTTATTAAAGTATTGTCTAAGTGGTTCAACAAAATTTAATACTTCTTGAGGTAGAGCTTTTTTATTTACTTCATAATTTGCAAATAAATTATCTAATGGTAACTCTTGACCAAATGGTAATACTACTGCACCTCTTCTATTAATTAAAGGTTTGTATCCTGGTGGTACTTCTGGTTTTTCTACAATACCTGCAGTTTTTTCTTCAGTTGGTTTCACTGGAAATACTGTAGATCTATCTTGTCCTGCTAAAGTCATACCAGACTGACCTGAAAAAGTATCCATTAGTTTATGTTGAGATAATAATAATTTATTATTTTGATTTTGTAATTCAGCTATTTCTGTATTATCTGTGCTTCGAGCAATAGCGTTCATATTATTAGCTATTTGCATAGCTATCTGTCCACCTGATTGTGATATAACATCAGTCATTAATTTATATGTTACAGGTGATCTATAACTAATTGCGTCTAGTGGATTAATATTATTTTCATATAGTTTTTGATCAACAAATTGTGCTCTTGCTTTTGTATCATTAGGAAACTTAGCTTTAGCATTTGCTGTGATAATATTAACTTTCATAAAGTTTAAGTTAGCATTACCTTCAGCTGTTCCTGGAAATGTACTTAATATACCATAACCTTTTGCTGTAATACTTGCAATCTTTAATTGTGCATCACCCATTTGATCAACAACAGGCATTTCATTTTGTTCATCTATTTTTTTTAGATTTAAAAGAAGTTTATCAACTCTTGGTGTTTTACTTATTGCTGTTAATTTTTGTGCATGCGTATCTTTTTCTCTTTCAAACTTATCTTCTGAAGATACATATGGGCTACTAATATCAATACTAAAATCTTCACCTGGAGTTCTTGCTACATAATTAGCAAAGTTTAATTTAACTTTATTAAAATCTTTATTCTCAAATATACTTCTTTGTTCTTTAAATGCTTTACCTACATACATATCAACTAATTGATCTGTAGAAAAATTTCCCATAGGCTTAATATTAAATGCCTCTAAATTACTTGATACAATATTTTTAACTTGATCAAAATTGTTGTAAGCTAACTCTGTAGTTTTAAACGCTTGATCTTCTTTTTCTAAAGCTCTATTAGCCATAGTTACATTCGTTTGAGTATCTCTTTTTGCAACTTCATCAAACTGTGTAATACCACCCATTGCTAGATCTTTAAATATTCCCATATTATTCTCCTTTTGCCATTAGGCCTAACCTAGGTGCAGGTGTATCCATTTCTATCATTGGCATTTCTTTCATTTCTTTTGCTTGAATCATATCTCTTTTTCTTTCTGACATGTCTTTAAAAAATTCTGTATTTTCAGCATCACCCATATTTACTTTAGCTGGTATCTCTCCTATAGCAGCTTCACCTGCTACCATCATTGCAACAATAGGTTCTAATAATTTAGCAGTATCGACTGTCCATCTACCTTCTAAAAATCCTGAGAATGTAATTATTTTTACTAATGCTTCTATTGGTATACCCATTCTTAATAATGTAAACATTCTTTCCATATTTTCAGGTTTCATTATACTTTCATAAACATAATCTGTAGCTTCTTCTACTGATGCTGTTTTAGGTGGATGTTCCCAAGGATAATTTCCTGGCTCATCAGTTAATGATTGTCCAGGCACTGGTGCATCAAATTTATTTACACCAGGTTCTTCATAACTCATTACTGATTCTGGCTGTTGATTTCTAAACTTTTCTATTAGCTGTTCTATTTCCATTATTATTTACCTGTCTTAGCAATTGTTTTGTATCTTGCTTTTTGGTTATATAAATATCTTACTGTATTTTGTAATTGTGCGTACTTATAAAAACTTGCTTCACCTATATCACCAAAACTAGATACTCCTGCTCTTGATCTTGATGTACCTCTTACTTTAAATTGTCCTAAATTTACATTTGGGTCTGCTAAACCTGTTGGTGGTGTTGCTTTAAAATCACTACCCGCAGATCTTATTGCACTTCCTACAGATACTACTGCTGAACCTATATCTCTAGCTGTGTCCATGCTAGGACTTCTAAAAAAATCTACTACACCTGTTCCTATTGCCTTTGCACTTTTTCCTATATCTCTAAAAAAATCTAAATCTAATGCCATTTACTCTCCTATGATGTTACTAATGCTATTCCAAATTTACCAAGTAATTGATATAATGCAGATGTTTTATTTTCATCAGCTAAATCTAATTCTGTAGATCTTTCTAATGCAGCTATAGCAGTATTGTGTGCTCTATTTTCTGCATTCTCTGATGAACTATTTACCCAAGCTGCCTCATCTCTCCATTGTTGCCATAAAGATGATAATGCATAATTAGATAAATTTAAAAGGTTCTGTGCATTTAATTGGTTTGTTGCATTTGTTATTGTGGTATTTGCAGTATTAATAGTTCTTCTCCATTCAACATTTGATTGATCAATAACTCTTTGATTCTCTACATTAAATCTTTGTCTTTGATCTAATAGCTGAGCATTAAATTGATTTAATACTTGTGCTCTATCGGCATTTGCTTTTTCAACTGCCATTTTATTTTGAGCATTCATACCTGAAATTTTATTTGATTCTGCTGTTGCAAATTGATTCATTGCATCTGATCGTGCAGCATTTTGTTCATTAATTTGTCCTGATAAACTAGAATAAAATTGATCTACTTGATTTTGACTTGTAGCATTAAACTGTCTAGCAGCATTTGATGCAGCTTGATCTGATAATAAAAAACTTTGTCTTACATTTAAATTTTGCAAACTTGCTTGTTGCTGATTGGATAGGTTAGCCATATCCATTTGAAAATAGTTATTAGCATTTGTTATAGCAGCTTGTTGTCTGTTATTAAGATTTTGAAAAATCATCTGCTTATATGTTTCAGCATCAGCTTGTGCTATAGGTATAGAGGCAGTTAGTAATCCATCAGCTAATGCTTCTGCCATCATAGTACTTGCACCTAATCCTCTTTGTTGCATTGCTGCTTTTGTAGCATTTGCAACACCCCTTAAATATGCAGGAAGTGCATTACCAGTTTGTAATGATGTTTCAATATCTTGTGTGATATTTGCTAATTGTCCTCTAACTGTAGCATCAGAAGTTATAGTTCCAGTTTGAGCAGTCATAGGAGCCGTTACAGTTCCTGTTTGAGCTGTCATAGTTGGAGTGGCTCCAGCTACTGTTGCTGCTGTCATACTTGCAGGAGTCGCTATTGTAGGTCCTGCTGTAGTTGTTGCGGTAGGTGCTGTTGCTGCTGTAACTGTAGGAATAACTCCTGCAGTTGGTTGTGCAGCTGCTACTGTTCCAGTAAGGCCAGAAGTTGCTATAGCTTCACCAGTTTGTACTTGTTGTAATTGTGGAGTTACAACTGTTGCAGCAGGTACACCTGATGCAGGGTCTGTAAGTAAAGTATCAACTAAGGATATTACTTTACGACTTTTATCCTGCTCTGTTGTAGTAGGCTGTAAAGCCCCTTCAGCCAGTGTGGTTGTATTTGGTGCGTCTGTCGTTGCCATTGTTATTTTCCTTGTCCTCTATTTTTAGATCTCTTGGGCACTCGTTTATTATATTTTTTACTGTGTTTCCCAGGTCGTTTCTTTTTAGTTTCTTTTACAAAATTGTTAACGCCTATGAGGGATTTGCGTTTAGCCATTTAACTATGGTTTAGTTGGCCATGTAGCATTTTCACATTTTTCAACAGTGTCTTTTCCATCAGGCAGATCTCTTAAATTTTGTCTGTATGTTTCCATGTCAGATGACATAGTAACATCAGATAAAGCATAAAAGTCTGTCTCTGCTAGAAGCTGATTTCTTTTAGCTCTTAGACTAGCTTGTGCTCTTGCTACA